GGTCGCCACGAGCCGGTTGAAGATCGTGGTGTGGATGCGGTCCTGGATCGTCACCGCCGAGATCAGCTCCGACCGGGGCGGCGCCAGCGTCCGCGGCTGCGGCACGATCTCGACCAGGCCCACCTGACCGGCCGGGTTGGGCTCGATCGTGTACGGCGCCGACTGGCCGGGCATCCACGTGATGATCTGGTCGGGCAGGATCAGGACCTCGATCACCGCCGCGTTGGAGGACATCGCCACGCCGCCGGGCACGGTGTAGTCGATGTCCGCGAACCGCTTATACCCGGCGATGCGGTGGCGCCGGTTCCCCGGCTCGTACAGTACGGTCGCCTGGAGCGCCGACTCCGGGCTGATGGAGACCCCGGTCGGGTTGTCCTCGTCGGGCTGCACGAGCACGAAGCTAGAGCCCTGCACCAGCGCGTCGGTCTGGACGAGCTCGGCGTCGGCGTCCATCGAGTTGCCCTGCCACAGCGCCCACGCCGCCTCGTTGTCGGCCTCGGACCCGAACCGGAACCCGGTCACCTGGAGCCGTTCGCTCACGGCCGACACGATCAGCTCGCACCAGTTGCACCCGGACTCCGCGAGGAACGTGCGGAACGTCTCGCGCTCGGTCGAGTCGAGCAGCGCGATCACGCCCGCCTGATTGTCGTAGTACGCCTGGTACATCATCGCCCGGCCGGCCTGCGCGTCGAGCTTGACCGCGCACAGCCGCCGCAGCCGCTCAGTGTCGGCGTCCAGCACCGGAACCTCCTAGAACCCGGCCGCGACGTAATCGGCGGCTCGCGCCGAGCGCCGCAGCGCCCGGTCCAGCCCCATCACCGCCGCGACAATCCCGTCGATCTTCTCCGCGCTCCGCGCCTTGTCGAACTTGACGTTGCCCGCCCCGTCCGTGCGGGTGACCGCGTTCGACGCCTGCCACCCGGCGATAGCCGAATGGCCGTGGTGCAGCTCGCCCGCCGCGATCAGCCGCAGCAGCTCCGCAGAGGCCGCGCTCATATTCCGCGCGGATTGCGCGAACGGCACCATGACCCACCCGTCGTCGCCCAGCTCCACCGCGAGCTGCACCGCGCCCCACGGGTCGAACGCCAGCTCGCGGATGTCGAACACCAGCCGGTCATCGTTCAGGCTCGCGCGGATCGCCTCGTAGTCGGTGACCGGCGTGTCGGTCAGCACCAGCTCGCCGCGCGCAACCCACACGTCCGCCTTGCCGCCCGTGCGGACCGACAGGTCGCGCATCCGCGCCGCCGGGCAGAAATGCCGCCAGATCACGTCGTAGCCCTCGGCGCCGGGGAACACCAGCGCATAGGCCGCCAGGTCCTGAGTCGCGGCCATGTCCAGCCCGCCGTAGCACTCGCGCCCGGCCAGCTCGCGCGGCAGCAGCTCGGCCGCGACCGCTCCTGCGGACTCGTCCCACACCGGCATCGAGATGGCCCGGCCGATCTTGGACACCGGCTGGTTGAGCCGGAACTGCTTGAATGACCGCTCGGCGGCCGGGTTGCGCTGCGCGGTGCGGCACTCGGCCGCGAGCACCCGCTGGCTCAGGAAGTCACCCAGCGCCGGGTTCGCCTGCCGCCACGTGGACGGCCTCGTCCAGTCCGCGTCATCGGCGGCCCGGTAGATCACCACCAGCCGCTCGGGCTCCAGCTCAGGATCGGCGGCCACCTGCTCTGACCAGGCCCGCTCACCGGCCGCGAACCCGGACGGGTCGTTCTCCGCCGTCGTCGCCAGCAGCATCAACGGCTGAGCCCGCGTGCCCATCGAGGTCCGCATCGCGTCGAACAGGTCACGGCCCCGCTGCGTCAGCAGCTCGTCAATCACCACACCGGACGGCTCCGCGCCGAGGTTGCCCTCCGCATCACCCGGACTGACCGCGTAGAACGAGTTGGTGGTCTCATCCACGATCCGCTCCGCGCCGCGGATCACCGCCAGCCGCGTCCGCAAGACCGCCGAGTTGGCGACCATCCGCGCCGCCACCCGGAACACCAGCCCGGCCTGACCGGAGTCCAGCGCCAGCCCGTAAATCTCCGCCGACGCCTCGCCGTCCGCGCACAGCAGGTACAGCACGAGCCCGGCCAGCAACTCGGTCTTGCCGTTCTTGCGGGCGATCGACAGGTAGAGAATCCGGTAGCGCCGCACGTACCGATGCCGCTCGGTGTCCCACAGCACCGTGCCGATCAGCGGCGCCACGATGTCATCGCGCTCCCACCGGGTCAGCACGAACGGACGCCGAGCCCACTCGCCCTTGGTGTGCGTCAGCAACTCGGAGAAGAACGCCACCACGTGACGGACCCGGCCCGCGCACCGATGCTCGCCGCGCTTGCGGCACCGAACGCCGTCGAGCGTGTAGCCGCAGACCGGCGGCCTATCCATCGGTCAGCAGCCGCTCGGCCGCCCACGCGAGACCGGCCTCGACCCGCAGGCCCGATCGTGCGGACGGCGTAAACCCGAACTCCCGCGCCATCACCCGCAGCGCCGCCTCCGCATCACGGACCTGCGACCAGATCGGATTGCGGGCGAACACCACATCATCGCCCTCGCCTTTGCCGCGCCGGAACACAGGCGGCGACTTCGACGCCATCACCGCCAGCCGACGCCACCGCGCGAAGCACTCACAGTACGCCGCGAGCAGATCAGTGTCCGCGCCCGTCAAGATGCCCATCGCCTCAAGATGCGGCGCCAGCTCGGCCCACTTCGCCTGCGCCTCGTCGCTCAGGTACGACGGCATGACGACCGGCGCCCGAGCAGGCACGGGCTCGCTGCGATTGATCCGCTCCGGGTGGCCGCCATGCAGGACCCGCAGCCTGGTCGGCTTGGGAGCGGGACCACGCGCGCCCATCACGCCGCCGTCAGCGTGTGCGTCGGGTCGCCAGATCGAGTCAGCGGCCCGAGCCGGGCTGGCCGCGTGCCGCGTGCCAGGTGCGCGGCCCGGCCGCTCTGAGGGACGCTCTGAGGGAGGCTCGGCCGTGCGGCCCGGCTCTGAGGGTGGGGGGGCACCCTCTGAGGGACTCGCGTCTGGCAGTGGTTCCCAGCCAGTCTGTGTCCGACCCAGGTTTGGGCCTTTTCACGACGCGCGCCGATCGCGCTCAGCACCCGCTCCCCGGCCGCCAGCGTGAGCCTCCCAGGCGGCACGGGGCGGCCCGGTGTCAGCGGGTGCGCGGTGAGCCCGGCCCGGCAGAGGCCGTCTGAGCGCCGCGTCACCCGAGCCACCCGGCCTCGCGGCCCGTGATCGTCGCGTGGCATCGACGGCACAGCGACCAGAGGTTCCCCGGCCCGTGCCCGGCCTCGCGTCCCCTCACGTGATGGACCTCGGTCGCCGCCGCGCCGCACTCGTGGCAGAACGGGAACGCCGCGAGCTGCCGTCCGCGGATCGCTGGCCAGTCGGTCGGCAGCGGCGCCGACCCCGCGAACGCCGGAACCCGGTGCCGGTCGCACCAGCCGTCCGGTCCCGCGTACTCCGGGCAGTGCCGATTCCGGCAGCCGCGCACGAGCGGCATCGGTCAGCCCCACATCCCGCGCCCGACGTACAGCAGCATCGCCGCGCCGCCGATCACCGCGCCGACCCCGGCGGCGGCGACCGCCACGAGCACCCACGCCCACCACGGCATCACGCGACCGGCACGCGCTCGCGGCACCAGGCCACGATGGTCTCCGCTGGCTTGTCGCCCAGCGCCGCCTTGACGAGCTCGGCCTCCTCGCCGCCGAACGTCAGGTGCAGCCGGAACACGGTCCGCTCGTTCCTGGCCACCTGCCGCTCCTCCTCGGTCGCGGCCTCCCTGATCCGCCGCTCCCGCTCCCGGTCGGCGTTGACCCCGGCCGCCGTCGAGTCCACCTGCACCGGGCCGTCCGCGCGGTCCTTGTTCGCGCCCGGCGCCCACGCCTCGCTGAACTCCTCCCCGGCGAGCGCCGGGGCGGCCGGGATGTCCTCCAGCAGCCGTTGCAGCTCGGCGTCGGACATGTCCAGCGAGTCGGCCGCCCAGTCCAGCGCGCCGAGCGCTTCCAGGTCGCGGAGCACGTCGGTGGCGAGCTGGATGTCCTCCGACCCGCGAGCCCGGTTGTGCCGCAGCGTGGCGATCTTGGC